CTGTGGTCTTGCTACATATTCTAAAAAGAACTCGTTCACCGGAGCCTCGTCCATATGGAATTTAGTTAGTCCATGTAGCGAACCATTTGAACCCCTTCCTCCAACAACTGCTGATATATCATACGAATCGCAACCAAAAGACCCTAAGTGTTCATTGCCCGGGAATTTTAATCCATTCCTAGTAAGGACATTATTTTGTAAACTTTTCTTTGGTATCCAAGACAAGTTAAATCTACCCCTACTATCAGGTGTCCAAATAACTGTACTATCTTTTATGCCATCCTTCCAATGAAAAGAACCCCTAGTTGTATAGTGTTCTTTAATCATTGAGTCATTATAATCAATCTGTTGGTATATCTTGGTTAAATTAAATATAGACTCCTTGCTCTCGTCTCTAAACGCATGAGATTCTGTCCTTGGAAACTGTCTGTAAAATTCATTAAGACCATCTGCATCATTTCTAAGAGACTCTACCTCGTTCTGCCAATAATCTATAGCACCACTTGTAATCATTCCACCATCAACACTCTTAATAGGTTTTTCAGGTTTATGGAAAACAGGCATACCATATAAGTCTATAAAGCCTTCCATATTCCATTCCATTGGAATGAATAATGAATATAGTCCACTTTTAGTTTGACCATTTGCATTCCTATTCAATACATTTGAGTCCTCATAAATATCTTTATAGTTCTGACCACCTTTACTTAACGCATTAGAAGTAGAACCCATCATACACTTGCCAATAATTTTAGAACCTAACCTTAAACACGTTTTAGTTACACGCCAATTTTCTTTAATGTTTGCAGGCTTTGTCCATTTTGCACTCTCATCATGAGCCAAAAATAATAACTTCTCACCATCATAAGAGTTGTCCTCTGTATTCTTCCAATCTATAGATGTATCAAGACCATCAATAGCTTCGTCATCTGACTCAAGCATATTCTTCTTTGTAATTTTTGTTGCAGGGACCCTAAAAGCTAATTCTGTTTTAGGTTTGTCCATACCATCCATTACAGGCTTGAAAAAGAATGGTAGCCTAGTGTTAATAGGAACTACCTTGTCTGTAAACATTTTCCTTGCATCTGCTCCGGTCTTAGATAGTATACCCACACGAGAGTCACGAGCGAGCGTGCCTATATTAATACATTCAGAAGAAGTCATAAAAGAAAATCCGGACCTACGAATCTTTAAGTAACTCATGCCAAAACTTCTATGGTCTGCTTTACAAGCCTCCCAAAAAATATAAAAAATTCTGTTTGCCTCCCTGAAGTCAGGATATCCAACATCTATACTTGCCCATTGTAAGTACATATAGTGTGAGCCTGTTATGTAGGTAGGAACTCCATTGTTCATAAACCATATACCTTGTTCTCTCTTATCGAACTCTTTTTCAATATAGCTTACCCATTTATTTTTAAATGGTGTTGGCTTGGTGTTCCATTGGAATATAGATGATATTTTAGCTAAGTCAGAAGGCAAAGGTTCCCTTTCCCAATACTGTTCAGCTTTAGATGAGTGTCTTTGAAGACACTTTTCGGGTGTCTTTGGGAGTGCTATATGTAGACCTGATATATTTATCACGTCTCCAATCTCTCCTGTCTTTGAGATTACTACGCAGTCATGTTTTTCATTGTAACCATATAGCCAAGTCTTTGCCTTGTTTTTAGCTATCAAGACATTGTTTGGGATATAGTTCTTTACATACCGGTAGAGTTCTTTATTGTTTTGACCTTCGTTCTGCAAACCCTTGTTTTGTATCTGTTGTGTTTATCCCCTTTGCAATAGCATCAAGGTTTTCTGCTTCTAATTCGATTCTGTTAAGTATTTCAAACGCATCAAATATTGCCAACTTCTTTGTCATGGCAGCGTTCTTTAATTTATCAGCAGCTAAATCTCCATCCACTTCATTGTGTTTTAAGATAGACTCCTCTGCAACCTTTATAAGTTCTTCAACAGCCTTATGACCTGCCTTTATTATTTTAAGTTTTGTTTCCCTGCTCATAACTTAATTGTTATTTGGTGTTCATACATCCTATAAAGTTTTTCTCCTTCTACTGTGAACTCATATTCTGTGTCAGGAGCAAAGCAGACTAAGTCTCCTTTATTTATCCCTTGGCTTAGTAAATACTTGTTAGGATACCTCATGATTCCCATCAATGGTTCCTCAGAAAATGGCTTCTTAATGTAGCTATCCGTAGCCGGAATTGGCTGAACAAAACAATACTTATCATATGCATTCCAACAACTATTGCTGTAGTACATAAAGAATTGGTCTGCTTCGATAAAAAATAGGTCGTCCTTAAAAAAGCTTTTCCCACTTTTTTGTCTTCCCTTAATATCGTTATAAAATTTAAAGGCATTGTGGTGGACAAGCAATATATCAGAAATAGAAATAGGACCATCATATCCTAATGGTGTTTCTATAACTTCTGCAAACCTATTAGAAAACATATGGTCTTCTTCAGATGTGCTAGTTATCAATTCAATTCCTGATACCTCTTTTGTGTTGTCATACCTTCTGCCTTTCATTGGCTTGACAATGAAATAGAATGGTGAACGCATTAGTAATTTATATTAAATTCGATTGAAATAGGTACTGTAGAGGTGAACTCTTTCCAAAGCACCACCTCTTCTTTTTTGTTTATTATGTAAATTAATATTGACAAGCTTTCCTTGTCTCTTTTTATCAAATGGATTTCATTACTCTCGCCAAGCACTTTCTGCCCAACAATGTAGTGCATAGCACCACTCTTGTAATCCGGTCCAATTGATATCTTTCTTATGTCCATTATGATGTTACTGTTGTATTTACAGACACATTACTTGCATTTATATATGAAAGTACTGATGCTGTACCTGTGCTATTTAAACTAATAGTTTTAGTATATGATGCATATACATGGGTAGCTGTAGTAAAGTTTACTCCTACAATACAAGTAGAATTTATATTGTTCCTATTAAAGAAGCCAATAGTTGTTATTCCATTTATTGCACTACCTATATTATTGTATTGACAACTAATACCAATAATATTACTATAAAAATTATTTCCTATAATATTGTCATGGCAATTAGTTCCTATAGTATTATTATTAAAACTATTTGCTATAGTATTATTAAAAAAACTATTCCCAATAGTATTATATTGAAAATCATTTCCTATAATATTATATTGAAAACTATATTGTATTGTATTTCCTATAAAATTATATCCTATATTATTGTTATGAAAACCATCTATAATAATATTGTCATAAAAAGTATTTTTTATACTATTATCTCCAAAATTATCTCCTATTGTATTTGCTCTAAAATTATTTCCTATAGTATTTCCACCAAAATTATTTCCTATAATATTACTACCAAAATTATTTCCTATATTATTATCAGTAAAATTATTTCCAAATGTATTAGGATGTTCTCCCTCTTCAGGACTTCCTCCACAAAAAATACCAATTGTGTTTGCTCTAAATGTACCTAAAGTAGTATTGTTTTGGAAATAGTTTCCAATGATATTTCCTCTTTGGAAAGTATCTGAATCCCCACCAAAACCACTTGCTATTGTATTGTAAGCAAAATCGGTTCCAATACTATTATAAGAAAAATAATCTCCAATATTAATATTATGATAAAAAGAATCACCTATAGTATTGTAAGAAAAATAATCTGACATGGTATTATAAGAAAAATTAGTTCCTATATTATTATAGTAAAAATAATTTCCTATAGTGTTATTACGAAAACTATTTTCTATATTGTTATTAGTAAATTCAATTGCAACAGTATTATTAATAAAACTATTTTCAATAGTGTTGTTTTGAAAATCATATCCAACATTGTTATTACTGAAATTTATTCCTATATTGTTACCAAAAAAATTAACTCCTATAGTATTTCCACCTTCATCTCCAAAGTAATCTCCTATTATATTATTACCAAAATAATTTCCTATAGTACTACTATAAAATCCATTACTTGTTGTATTGCTATTAAAATTATTTGCAATATTATTATTAGTAAAATATTCTCCTATATTATTAAAATAAAAATTATCTACTATAGTATTTCCATTAAAATAATTTCCTATATTATTAGTATAAAAATTATTCCCAATAGTATTTCCATTAAAATAATTTTCTATATTATTAAAATAAGAATTATTTCCTATTGTATTACTATAAAAATTATTTCCTATATTATTACCTTCAAAACCACTACCAAATATGTTAGGATATGAACCTTCTTCAGGATTACCTCCACAAAATACTCCTACTACATTTCCTTTAAATGAACCTAATGTAGTATTATTTTGAAAATAGTTACCAATTATATTACCTCGTTGATAATTATCAACATC